TGTCTCCGAATAGCTGATGAATTAGCTGTTCCTTTTAATCTATTTAATTTTTCATTTAACATTATTCAACCTTTCTATTTTTGATTTATTTATTATAGCATATTCAAGCATAACATAAAAGAAAAAAATAAATAAAAATGCACCTTGAAATGAGTTATCAACATACTATATCTAGTGGCTATGAAAAAAGAAAACCTACTATATGTTGTGTCAAACAAAAAACAGTCAAACTTGAATTTTTTTAATTTTTGTGATAAAAATGTCACACAAGAAAAAAAGACAAAAGCTGAAGGCTCAAGCGTGAAAAAAAGCATAAAGCTGAAGGCGCAAGCGTGAAAAAAAGCATCAAGCGAAAGGCACAAGCGTGGGAGTATCAAAGAAACTTACAGAAAAACAAATTATCTTTGTCCATGAATTAATTACTAATGAAGGACAAATAACAGCAACAGAAGCGGCTATACGTGCAGGTTTTGAAAACCCTGCTATGTCTGCTTCAAGATTACAGAATCCTAAATACCATCCATTGGTATGTGATGAAATAAAAAAAGTAAGAGAAGAAGTTCAAAAGAAGTACAACGTAACTATTGACAGGCACTTCAAAGAATTACAGAAGATAAGAGATGCAGCGGTTGAAAAAGAATCATACTCTGCAGCCGTCCAGGCAGAAGTAGCGCGCGGTAAAGCAGCGGGACTATACATTAATGAGATGCACGTCAAACATGGCAAGATAGATCAACTCACAGATGCAGAGGTACAAGAAAGAATATCTGATTTAATGGGTAAAATGAACGTAATTGAAGTAGAGAAAGATAAAGACTAATCCGTCTTGTCTAAGCCTTCTTTCATATAGTCTAAGAACCAAGGATTATCTCTAAAAACTCCCATGACATAGTTTGTTATTTGATTAACTGCTAATTCTTCTGCGTCATCTTCTTTGAGGGGACCATTTGCTTGATTCAAGCCACTACCATAAACTATTGCATGTAGAATCTCATGAAACAAAGTGTTAATTTTTTCCTGACCACATAAATCTTTTTGCATTTGTATGAGGCCTTCCCTAGATTTGTACTGACCAAAACAATCTGTTAGTTCATCAGTTTTAAAGTCTGGAACAACCCATTCTATTTTAATATCCCTATAACCTACCTTTACAAGTTCCGGCTCGCCTTCAGGAGTCTTAACAGTTCTAACTTTCGTTTTGTTCACTTTCATAAGTCTATAGAGAATATTACAGTCTCTTCCTAACTTCAAATCTTTTTTTCTATTTCTTGACGAAAAATGTCATATAGAACAAGGATATCCTACATACTAACAGGGATACGTTTTGTATAGTTAAGTTATTGATATTTAACTACTTTGTACTTGTGTATCCCTGTATCCTTGTTCTCCTCGCTATAAATAGAAAAACTTAGTAGTATTGTTGTCAGTATATCCCTACAGGGATACGTTGTCCGTTGACAATCAACCTTTGTCCGTAGTCTGTTTACTTTTATCCCTAAGCCTTTGATAAAATTCACCCTTCTCCCAAACACGCTCCATGGCCAGTTCATTCTCATCTTCTAATTTTCGAACGGTGCTTTTTATATCCTCTTTACCGCCTTTTTGATTGACAGTAGAGGTAAAAATTCTATGATTAAGTAAGTAATTTTCCTTACTTATTGTAGGTGGAGAGTTGTTGCTCTGCCTACAAAACAAAGACTCAACCCAACGTTCATCTGCCTCTGTAAAGTATTCTCGATGCTTGCTTTCAGTCATCGAGCCCATGGTGATACCACAATTCACTCGTCTGCTGGCGCAAGATGTCTACCTCGTCCATGCACCATGACGAATCAATGTAACGTAAGTAATACGTCTGTTGCACAACCGCCGTTGTCAACAGCACCAACATAATGACTTGAATTAATATTTTCATCGTTTTGCCTTTGGTCTCCCTGGTGGTCTGCCGGTATTATATAGATGTTTGAAGGCGCCGTGAACCTTTAAATAATCGGTGCTACACNTGTCTGAGCAGTATTTCTTCTTGGTCTGCCACTTATTAATCGTGAATTCTGTTTCACATATCACGCATTTTTTACTTGTATGAGACATATTTTATACCTTTCTAATTACTATATAGTGCTATTAATTTTCTTTGTCAATAATTTTTTTAATCGTTCTTCTTTCTGACGTTTAGATTCTTTCATGCTTATTTTCCAAAGACTTAGCTCTTGTTCCCACTGATCAAGAAAATCTTTTTCCATTAAACTTCTTCTGTTCTTCTGCTTTCACAATAGAATTCAAAACTGCGTAGGTTATTGCCATGCTCAATAACGTGAGGCGATAATAGTTTTATCTTATTCTGTGCAATGAATGCATGACACGCCCAGGTGTCATCGAACGTCCTAAGTTTATACTCTTTAAGGTCTGTTTGCTCTGGTCCGTGAAACAAGAGCATTATTGTTATAACAAAATACATAATTATTTTTTACCATATAATTTGTACCATGCCCAGCTACTTATTTTGTTAGAATATTTTAGTATAAATTTAAGTATTTTCTTCATTTCTTTCTACCTTTCCATGATAAACAATTACCATTGCATCACAATTTGGACACGATAAATTTGTTATTATCATATGCTCTTCTTCATTGTTGTCTTCCCATTCAGTGTCGTGGTCACCACCCCATATTAATTCGTGATTACACGCCCAGCAATTCATTATTTTTCCTCCCCTCTGCTTTTGTAATAATTATTTTGCAGTCCTCCAAAGTCACTCGACCTTTGCGATTATTGAATTCCCAACAACAAAAAACTATATTGTCTTTGGCGTAGCCTTTATTGGAATCAAATCTATCAATAGACATTTTACTAGGGTCTGCTGGGTTTGGATTATGAATACCGTTCTCTGATAGGCGTCTGCCTATCGTCATTGGTGCACCTGTATAATAACAGTTCCACCCATGTTGTTCTTTGTGTTCTTCCCAGGCCTTTAAAAATTCTTCTTTTGTAAGAACATCTTTAAACTCTTCTCGGTGAGGTTTACGTTTCCATGTTTTTTTGAGATCATTGTATTTGACGGTGAGCCAACCGTGTTCGGTGCTCATGTAGTTAACACGATTTAATTTTTCTTTGTCCTTATCTCTATAGCCCACTAACGTTTCTTTCCTTGACCTCTATATTTTTTGAAACTTCGGCGCTTGTGTTTGTTCTTTGGCCGTGAGCGTATACTACTACCTATGCTTGTTCGTTTCTTTGGCCCTGCTTCGTGAGCTCTGTGTGATTTAGCTAATTTAGCCATCTATATTCACTCCACTCATTCTTGCAAAAAACTCTTTGCTTTCCGCATTGCGTTCTCTTGCATGCTCTATACGTTTCTCATTCAAAGATTTTAAGTGTTGCAACCATGTAGATTGTGCGTCGACCGGTAATCTTGGGTCCTCTAATAACTTTTCAATTCTTTGTATCCTTGCAAATAAAGTGGTGTTCATCACAGCTCCTGAATTACAATTACTAATCTATATTTTTCTTTGGCTCCAATAATAGTGGTTGGTACCAAATCTATTTTACGAATATCAAATGACGTGTTTGGCTTAGAACCAAAACCCATAGGGACCGCCAGCGATATCCTAGCATTCGCACCTTCCGGGCTTTCGCAAAACTTTTCCAACCTCGCCACTAATTCTTTTGTTGTCCATTTAATCATTTTATTCTCCTAAATTATAATATTTCTCACATCTTTTCAACCACTTATACTTATAATCATCTAACCGTTGGCCGTCGATCGTAAACACTTGTAGATTTAATCCTCTCGATGCCATGAGGATAGCTCCAACTTCCATCTTAGTATTATACAGCGCATCATGGGCCATCATGTATGCCGCTAGCTGAGTAAAGTAATCTTCAATCCACTCAATCTTTTTAGGTTTATTGGTTTGTTTAAAATCAATCACTGCTGGTTTATCATTCCACACACCGGTGCAGTCTGCCGTGCCACCATAGAACGTTGGGTAGTATAACGTGACTTCAGTTCCCCAATACTCGTCCATAGAAGGCAGTGCGCCACTAATGATTAGTTTTGCCATACGTTTACCAATGATGCCAATGTTTGTTTGATCGTCGTAGCCGATTCCTTGAATGTGATTCTCAAGAAATTTATGCATAGCTGTACCCACAGAAGCTGCTTGATGCATAACAGCATCTGCCTCTGCGTCACCAACTCGGTCTCTCCATCTTTTAAGACCAGCTAAATCTTTCTTGTCTTTTGTAGCCCCAATGATTGTTGTGACTGATGGAAGAAACTTTCCTTCGCCTTCGTAATGACGTTTGCCGTTAATCGTTTTACGTTTTACGTCTCCGTAAGGATATTTGTTTGTAAGTAAAGATTTAGGTTCTTCGTTATTTTTTTGCATGTCCATTGAGCTTTAACTTTTTTACTTTTTCTTTTGCTAAATGTTCAATGAGTTTGGCCAATGAAAAGCTGACACCTAAGTCCTCTGATAATTGTTCCTTGATTAAATTTAATTCTTTGTAAGCTTCTTTCGAAATAGAAACAGACGAGTATTTACTGATGTCGGGCATCATTACCTTCTTTCTTTGTTATGTTTTATATTGCGATTTCTCGACCGGTCTCTTGGACAAAAGATACCCTAAGACTGTTAATCGTTTGTTGAAGTTGTTCAATCCTTTGTTTCAAAAGTTTGTTCTCTTCATGTAAACGACTTGTCTCAAAATCGTCGCCAAATACAAATGGCATTAGATTATCTTCCATATAGATTCCTCCATATTTTATTATAATGTACTACTATATATAGTATTTTACTATTGACTGTCAACTAAATAGTGTTATATAATCAATTAATTAACAGAAAGAGGAGAAATATGGCGCATACAATAACAAAATATGATATTTTTAATGCACAAGATCATTACAGAAGAGTAATGAGACTGCCAGAATTTAAGCAGTTAAAACTTTGTCAAAAAAAATCAGTTATTAATTTAAGAAATAAATGGAACAATTACAACAGATGGGAAAACACTATAAATGAGTAGAACAGAACTAGATAATCGTAGACCATCATACGCATTTCAAATCACAGATAGCAATGGAACTCCTTACAGGCTGGCCGTATCTTTTCAAAATGATGAAGTAAAAGAAATATGGGTGAGTGGTGGAGGAAAAGTTGGCACAGAAAAGTTTGATATCTTAACAGAATTTGGCAGACTAATTTCCGTTGCTCTTCAGCACGGTGTGCCTTTTGAAGAACTATATTCGTGTGCCACTTATCACACTGACGGTAGGCCGTCGACCATTATTGGGGAAGTATTTAATGCTGTTAATTTTAAAGAGTCTCAGTCTTCTGGATCGAATTCGGGTTCAAATTCAATATCAAACTCTAGATCAGTTTGATCATCTTCTTGCATCTCTTCTAATTGCTTTTTAAATTTTGTAACAGTATCCGAAACTGCTAACGGTACGTATATTAGTTTACCGTTTTTAAATTGTTTGAATTGTTCTTTACAAAGTTTACAGAAAAAAGTGTCCTCCACTATTTGTTTCATGGTTGTCATTGATTGACAGCTAGGGCACAAACATATGTTTACAACATTATCTTCCGTCATTTTGCATCTCCCCAGTTATCAGCTATAGCATAGTCAACCTTACTAGGTATGTGTAATTCTACACACGTTTCCATTTTTTCTTTTATATTGAGTGCCTCGCTTTTGTCTTCAACAGATATGTTTAGTTCGTCATGCACTTGTATATGAGGAATGATACCATCTTGCTCGTACAAGTCTACCATTGCTTTCTTTGTTTGGTCCGCCGCAGACCCTTGAATTAACTTGTTTAATGCCTTGTATGTGCCTGCTCTTTTGTAATGTGTTATCTCTTTTTTTCTCACAGCTTCTTTTGCATCTTCTTCTGTCTTATAAAAACCTTTTTCATTAAACTCTCGTGGCTCATAAAATGGGAAACGACAATGTCGCCCTAACAGTGTCTTAATCTTGCCTCTAAGAGAAGCCGTATCCATGACTTTGTATGTCAACTGCTTCACGAACGGCACTTTATTTTGATAGATAGATATTATCTCCTCTGCTTCCTCAAGATTAATACCTAACTCGTGCATCAATTTATTTTTTCCCATGCCGTAAAACAAACCAAGATTAATAGTCTTTGCTTGTTTACGATCAATCTGAGCAATATCTGCCGCCATCTGGTGAAAATCTGCATCGCCTTTTCTGTATGCGCTTACTATAGAATTTACATCTAAATTATCACAATAAGCATAGTGAACAACCATTCTAGGTTCTTGCTGTGAGTAATCAAATGTTCCCCATTTTTTTCCTTCTTCTGGAATAAACAAAGAACGAATCAATTTTTTAATCTTAGGATTTTTTGCAGGAATTTGTTGTAGGTTTGGATTGCTGTAACTAAATCGTCCCGTCACAGTTCCGCCATCGTCTGAGCGCATCTGATGTATCTCTGAATGAATTCTACCTTCATGCTGGTGTTTTAGAATGGTGTCAATAAAAGTTGTGTTAGCTTTATTGATCTCTCTTGCTTCCACAATTTTTTGTGCTATCTCATGCTCATTGCTTGTTAAAAAGTTTTTAGTAAAACTTGGCGCACCACTTTTTGGTGTACGAGGGTAAACAATATTTAATTTATCAAAAGCTTTTGCAATGGAAGCTGCAGCCCATATTTCTATGTCCATACCACACATCTTTTTTATTTCTAACATCAATTGTTTTTCGTGTTTTGATAATTGTTTTTTCGCAAGTGTTGCACGTTCAAGATCAACTCTTACTCCGTTTGCTCTCATGTCAATTAAACAAGGTTGTAACCTGGTTTCCAAGTCATAGATATCGTGTAGATCTTGATCTTCTATTTCTTTTTGATTGTATAAATATAGATCATAAGTCAACCGTGCATCATGCTCTGCATATTCTCCAACATGCATGGAAGGTAGTTTGTACATTTCTTTTTTAGGGTCAACACCAAACTCTTTTGCTGCTTTTAATAATAAATCTTCATTCTTAACTTGCTTAAGTTTTTCTTTTGCTAAACTGTTTAATGTGAAACTGTATCTGTTCTCATCAATCAACGCACTTGATATCATTGTGTCGTGTATTTTACCGTTGACCGTTATTCCTAAACTTCTCAACCATCCTAAATCGTACGACGCATTATGAAAAACTTTATCACAATCAAGTTTAGCTACAGTCTTAAACCAGTCTAACACCTTCTTTTTATTGAGGTTTCCGCGTCCATGAGCTATAGGATAGTAGCTCTGCCAATCAGCAGTTGCCACAGCAATACCAGTCACATAACCATTGCCGGTTGCCCAACCCGAGCCATGCGTAGTCAAATCTCGATCACACGTTTCTAGGTCAATAGCAATTAATTTTTCGTTAGATAAGTCAGGGTAGTAATTTTTTGCCGACCATTCTGTAGGAGCTATGTATTCAAATTTATTCACTGTATGGGTAGTCCCTTTCAATAATCATTTCTATGTAATGTATTGCTTTCTGTAAATCTTGTTTGCCGCTTCCTTTAAATGGATGTCTCATAATATACTTGATTGCATTACCTTCAGCAAACAATAGTTTATTTTTATTAATAAAGTCTGCAGGTTGTATAGGAAACTTATTATAATGGTT